TTACAAATATAAGATAATTCTTTTTGCGTTACAATTTTAAGTTTAAATCCATATTCTTTAGCAGCTCTTTTTGCCTTTTTAATTCTTGCCAAAGATGAATTATAATACTTTGATTTAATTTCAACAATTTCTTTTAAAGAACCATTTTCATAAATGAAAAAATCTGGCAAATATTTTTCTTTATTTGAGAGTTTATAATATCTCTCTTCAAATGTCCATTTGATATCATTGTCATCTAAATGTTTCGCGTATGCAAATTCATAGCTACTTCTAAGCCAACAATACTTTCCTTCTTTGTTAAGAAAATAACCAGAAATTCCTCTTCCGGTATTCTTAAACTTTGGATTTTGCGGCCACGAATGAAATGGGCTCTCAGTTTTTGCTCTTATAGATCGAATTCTGCATAAATCTTCTGTTTTGGATCGTTGTTTAATCTTTATTTGTAGATCAAAAAATATTCTACGAATTATCGTATATGAACATGGTTCTCCTACCATTTTTACAAGAGCTTTTATCCCGAAATTGGAATATAACTCTGACAACAATACATTTAATTCATTTGAATTTTTATGAAAACTATCTGTTCTTTTTAATCGTCCAACATGGTTTTTGTTATATGAAGATTTAATCAAGAATCTTATTCTTGATAATTTTTCATCGTCTATTTCTAAACCATACCAAAGCATTTACTTTTTAAGCGCCAAAACTTTATCTGCTTTTGTCAATTCTCCGGCTTTTTTCCAACCAGAATCTGTATAAACTTGATGGTCTGCAGTTAATCTTAATTGCTGACCATTTTTTAACTTTAATTTTAGAATCTCGGCATTTTCTTTTGTTTTAAACGCAGTTGCTTGCGTTTTTATTATTTCGCCTGTTTTGTGATTATACGATTCAACTTCAAATTTTTTATTTGAATCAGACAATTCTTTTACTGTTTTTATACCTTCTAACGTTACAACTAACGTATCTCCAGTAACACACGGATTCGTGCTCACTGATGCAAAACCAACAGAAGAATATGCGTCAGACGGCGACTCTCGCGTAATCGTATCCCAAAATAAAATTCCAGGCTCTGCCGACGTATGTGCAGCATCCATCATCTGATTCCAGATCTCTTTGGCCTTTACGGTCTTTGTCACCTTTGCGTCGGCCAAAGGAACATTCACTGGCCATTGCAGAATGAACTCAGAATCACTTTCAACGGCTCGCATGAAGTCGTCAGTGACCTTGACTGAAACATTCGCTCCGGTCACTTTGGTGAGGTCTCGTTTTATATTGATGAATGTCTCTATTTCTGGATGACGACAATCAATCGTCAACATAAGCGCGCCACGGCGGCCGCCTTGCGCAATTCCTCGGCAGGTATTCGAAAACTTTTCCATAAAGACGCCGATGCCGTCTGTTGTACGTGCAGCATTCGCTGTCGTGACGCCACGTGGACGAATATTCGAAATATCGAAACCTACGCCACCACGACGCTTCATTATTTGCGCTTCTTCTTCATCTGTTCTAGCAATAGCACCGATACTGTCTTGTGGACTTGGAATAACAAAACAATTTGCAAGAGATTGCATCTGATGTGGATTTCCGATTCCACTCATCGGAGAACCTTGAGGAACGATATATTTGAATTCTTTCAGCAGATCAAAAATCTCATCTTCTGACATACCATTCAGATATTTCGATTCGATCCTGGCAAATTCTTTCGCAATACGTCGATGCATTTCATCTGGAGACATTTCAAGAAGCGCTCCGCTTTGATTTCTCAAAGCATATTTCGATGTCCAAACAGACGCAGCCAGTTCATCACCACCAAAATACTGTACCGCCGTCGCTAAAACATCTTCTTCAGAAAAACTCATATCTCTAAGCCAGTCCTTTCAAACTACGAATATATTGGATCGAATTATACTGCGGTTTCAGTCTCTTGAGTCGAATTTGTTACTTTTTTAATCGCAAGTTTTTGATCTCTCTCAAGTTCTTTCATATGATTTCGAAGTGCTTTTTTCATATCGACTTCATTTTCTTTCTTTGCGTCCTCTGGAGAAGTGGCATCACCTATAATATCGAACTTTGACTTTGAAGTATCAATCTTTATCGTGTAACACTGCCCATCTCTGCCAGCTCTGTTTTTTGCGATATAGAGACGACCCCAACCAGAAGCTTTTTCTGCAACTTTTCTCGAGACAGTTACAATCACATCAGCCGTCATCGCTTTTCCATATGATTCGCTCATCGATTCTGCAGAAATGATGTCGCTTTGTGATGCATCCCTATTTGCTTGAGAAGCTGTCCACACAGGAATCTGTAATTCAGACGCATATGAACGTAATTCTTCATAGATTAATTTGAGCTCGTGACGAAGAGAATCATATTCTCGTGTCGATCTCATGATATCTGCATAATCTATGATAATAAGATCTGGTGAAAATCCTTTTAACTGGAGTCTTTCGATGTGAGATCGAATTGTAAAAATTGAACATGTGTTAGCCGGGTATTCTTTGATTATGAGACGACCCATACCTTTCATCGATTCATAAACTTTTTTGACGTCTTCTTTATTTTCGACTACTTCATTAGAAGGAATATCACATATGTGCGAATCATATCGCAAACCGACGTTTGTTTCTGAAAGCTCTAAAGTATAATGAACAACATTCTTCCCAGCCATAACCGCGGCGGCGCCTAATGAAACAAGAAAGTGAGATTTACCTACGCCGGTCGTCGCAGTTACAACGCCAAGCTCTCCTTGGCCTAGGCCACCATTGAATATTTCTTTTCGATCTAACTCCATATAGCCAGTCGGAACACACGAACGTTTTGTTGTAACGAATCGTGCATCCATATCCTTCATAAAATCATGTCCAACAGATGGAACTTGACCGACAGCCACGGCTGTTTTAATAATTTCTACGATATTATCGTATTTTTCAGTAGCAACAAGATCGATAGTTTTTTCAAGCGCTTCTTTTAGAGCTTGTTTCTTGCAAAAATCAAGTGATTTTTCTTTGATAAATGGAAGATCACCGGGATCCGGATTTTGTTTCATCCTTTGGAGATAATCGATTACTTGATCTCTCAAAGACGTATCTACGTCACCCTTGAGGTCATCTTTGACGATCGTAATAAGCAATTGAAGCGTTGGAAATTCGTGATATTTTTTAGCAAATGTAAAATATCTGTCAGATAAAAATTGTAGGTACTTCAATTCAAAATAACCTACATTGAAAAATTCCATCATTTGTTGCGCATATAGTTTGTCTACCATAAGCGCTTGTAATACTTTTTCTTGAAATGTCTTGCCATATTCGGCAAATGTTACATTCGGTTGAGAAGTGACTATTGTGGATTGCTCTGTCATAAAGCCCTTTATACAAATCAATTATTTAGAAGTCGTAATGGGTACAAAAAAGAATCGATATCGAAATCTCTTATTCCCTCTTTCACGATTTTTTTTACAAACTCTATTTTATCTAATGAAGGCTTCCAGGTATCAATCATGCCATCTATTTTCTGTATTTGATAGTTCGAGAGAATGCCTGAGTCTAAGTATATTAGATTCCAGTTACGTCGAATTGTTTGTTCATTTTCGACGACATTTTTAAAAATCTTTTCATCCTTGCGTGCATGTGCATACAACATCAACTCATCGACTATAATTGCCCTATCTTCGCACAAAATTGGAAATTTTTTAGCGACGGTTTTGAACCCCAAACCTTTTATTCCGGGTATGTTATCAGACGTATCACCACATAGACATTTTGCTAATGCAAAATTTTGCGGAGATATATTAAATTCGTCTTTGATATCGTTCGTTCTGACAATTTTCTTTTTGTGTAGACTATAAATTTCTGTATTGTCATCCAACAGCTGATAGAAATCTCTGTCCGATGACGCAATAATCTTTTTTTCATTTCTAAATCTTCTACAAAGATGTGAAATAACGTCGTCGCCTTCGGCATCCTGAACGTATACTTGACAAATTGGGAGGTATTTTAATATTCCGACGAGAATTTGAACTTGTTGAACCTTATTCTCTTCAGTATCTGGTATATCGTCTTCGTAGAATCTATTTAACTTTCCTTGTTTTCTATTTGTTTTATACTCACTGTATAATTTTCTACGTGCTGTCGAACCGCCACCTTCCCATGCAACTATTATACGCGAAGGGTTTAATTCTCTACACAGTCTGGCGACAGTTTTAAGAGTACCTGTCACACCACCAATTTGATACGCGTGAGAAGACATAGATGGATCGACAGAATACGCCCTTGTAAAAACATTCATCATATCACAAAGGAGTACCGGTCTATCTGTCATTTCCCGGTGCTTCCAAATCCATTTTCACCACGATCAGAAACAGTAGAATCAGACTCTTCAAATTCTACTGCTAATTCACCAGATACAGGTGCCATCGTGTAATAGCATACAAGCTGAGCTATTCTGTCGCCTTCATTGATATAAAACCTCTCATTTGACGAATTATGAAGAACAACAATTACTTCTCCTCTGTAGCTTGGGTCAAGAATTCCGCCGACAGGAAAGACACCTTTAGAAGCCAAAGATGAGCGACCTTCTACTTTTAGAAATGGAACAAATTCTACTCCATAGAAATCTTCGCTACCAGGGATACTATGAGAAACAGAAACGGGACGTATTTCACTAGAAAGTGCAATTCCAGTATTTATCTTCTCAGTTCTTCCTGGAGCAATTGACGTGTTGACTATAGATGATATATCAAATCCGACATTTCCATTAGAGGCTTTTGGAATTACTGCGTTTGAAACTAATTTTCTAGCTCTAATTTTTCTTACTATCATGAATCCGCTTCCTCGGTGACGATGTCTTCTTGAACTGAAAAATCTTCTGGCGCGTTTGTATTACGTACCATTATTTTTTCTAGAGCAGATTCTAAGAATGGGCTTAATGTTGTGTCTTTCCACAATCTTCCGAAATCAGCCTTATAAAATTTCTCACCATCTGCGTTTTTTGTCAAAAACTTTCCGTTCTTATCAACGATTTTTAAATTCTTCCAAGCAGATGTTCCTTCAACTGTTACTTTTGTTCCATCATCTAAAACTTGCGTGCCAGCTTCACGCATGATATCAAATAGTTGTTCATGCTCGACAATTCCCTTACCGTATATGATACAGAATTCTGCGCGGCGGTGAGGTGAAGCGACTTTGTTTTTGATTATCTTCGCATTTACATTGATGCCGATTATATCGTCATCTTTTTCGATTTTAGAACCGCCAGACAGTTCAATTCTAACAGACGCGTGAAATGGAATTGCTTGACCACCAGGTGTTGTTATTGGAGATCCATACATCGTATTATGAGACAACAAGTTGTTTGAATAATAGCAGTGAGTATTTTCTATCTCTATATCCAAGATAGGAGATATTTGGCCCTCAAATACTTCAACTTTTTCCCATGTATTATCATTTGATATGATCATAACGTTCTCTTGGCCTAAGAGTGCAATAGCTTCAATCCAAAATGGTCCATCGTCATCAATTTTTGAATAAAAAAGATGATCAAATGCAACACTAAATTCGCCATTATTTTTTGTTTTTATTTTACATGTTTTTTGGTCATCTTTTCTTACTATTTTTAGTATTTTAGAGTAAACATTTTTAAGTTCATTTTCGTCAAACGATGAAACAACATAATTTTGTCCTGAGACATCGATTGGTTTGTTAATTTCCATATTTCTCCAATCAACACCTAATTCTAAAAACAGCGACTCAATTGATTGATTTTTCAATGAAATTTTGTAATTTTCTAAATGATTCGATTTCATTTTCTTTAATATCCTTTTCCCATATTCTATATAAAGAATACCCATTTTGTTTTGCGTACGCTTTCTTGGCGAAGTCACGACGCAAAGCAAATTTTTGCCAATTATTTATTGGGTGCGGATAAACTTTGGGATTACAATGCCAATAATCCCCATTAACTTCTATTAAAATTTTTTGATTCCTAATTTTAAGATCAAAAACAAAATTTCCTAAACTAAATTGCGATTCAATATCATATCCTGCAGATGTTAAAAACTCATATACTTTTAGTTCGAGTTTAGAAACATTAATTTTTCTATTTGGGTTCTTTGTAATAGGTTGAATACCAATTTTTTTGAGAATACTCAATATTTGTTTTGGTCCTCTATTTATAGAGCTTGCAATTTCTTTATACCAAATATTTTGGTTTGCCAAATTTGTTATTTTTAACAAATCATTGTCATCTAGGTCTGATGGCATAAATTTAGTTTGCTCAAATTTACAATACACTTTATACAATCGTTTATACACTTTTGGTCCAATACCTACCAATTGTTGGATCTTTTTAGGATTTAAGTGCTTTAAACTCCACAAATATTGTAATTTTTCAAATTTTTCATCATCTAATTTAACAAGTCTAGAATTTCCTATATTTTTTCTTCTCTCTTCAGAGAAAATTTTTCCAGTATTACTACAAGCGATTTTTTCTCTTGTTTCTTTTGAGTGTTTCTTTCTAAGGCGCCGAATTTTCATAACGTGACTTTATAAGTTACTCAAGTTTACCAAAAATTATTTTTGTTTCTGGTGAAACACAACCAATTTTCATTCTCTGTTGATTCAAACAAAGAAGTGTGACATTTTGATTACCAATTAGACCGGTAATTTTTCTCATTCCCTTTGAAATAACTCTCGCCTGAAGTCCAATGCTGTTATCTTCATATTGACCAAGCAATTCTTGTTTCGGTGACGTTGCGGCGACGCTGTCCCAAACAACGGTTATTGGTATGTCTTTCGACATATTTTTTGCTTTTAGAATTGTTGATTCCATGACAGAAAATACATCTTCGGTACACGATGTCTCGATGAATACAAATCTTTTCTTGATATCGATTCCCATTTCACCAAGCTTCGAAATGTTTGTAGCATTTTCCGTATCAATATAGACAACAATACCGCCCATTTGTTGAGTCGTACGAGCAACTTGCAGAGCTATATGGCTCTTTCCCGTCGAAGGAGGACCAGAAATTTCGATAATTCTTCCCTCTGGAAGCCCACCGTCTCGTCTATTTGAAATGATATAATCGAGTTGTTTACAACCCGTAGAAACCCAGCGCTTAATCGCCGTTGGTGAATCTCCATGAGCCAAATTATATGCTATCTTTGTTCCAAATTCTTTATTTAGAGAAGCTATTAAATCCTCTGTAAAGTCGCCGCTATCATTTTTAATTTCAACTTCTTCTGACTTGTTTTTCTTTGCAGCTGCCATATTATTTTCCTAAGCACATTATAATACACGACCGATTAAAAGTTCATGGGACCTTACGGTCCCAATGAACAATTTATTTTAAGATAAGATAAGCAAAAGATCAGTCTTCTTCTAAATCGGCAAAAGCTGAATCTATATCTTTGAATGATTTTTTCGGAGCTATTTCCGAATCGTCGTCATCAGTTGATTTAGCCTTTTTTGCTGCGGGCTTTTTCGAAGCCTTGATCTCATTTTCAAGAGCTGTTAAATCATCGACAGTCGCAACAGAAGAAGACTTCTCTTCACCGTCAGATGCATCAACGGATTCAGCATCCAACCAGCGTTGAAGCTTTTGCTTGAGATCGTCATATGTTGGCTTCTTGAAATTCGCATCGATATCTGGAACAGAATCGAGAAGTTCCTTAATCTTATCTTTGTTATCAGCCAACGGCGAGCTGCTTCGAGCAGCATCAACGATTGTATCGAAATACTTTGTGCTAGCACCCTTTTGCACAAGCTTGACCTTGAGATCAAACCCGTTCTTCGGATCTGTAATGTCACCGATATCCGGATCAACAATCATCTCAAGAAGACGAGTATAAACAAACTTTCCGAAACTCCAAACTTGGACTCCCTCGTCCTCGCGACCTCGAACAATTATCGGGGCGTAGCAACGCATCTTTGGCCAGAGTTGCTTAGCAAGTTCCTTATCCTCTTTCTTACCAGATTGATAGAGCTTATTCATAAGCTCCTGAATCGGATCGGGCTCCTTGAACTGCGAAAGCGCCAACATTCCTGGACCATCACCGATATAGTAGAAATACTTCTCCCGAAACGGTTGCTCATCCACTTGTGTCTTCCACGGAAGGATGCGAATTTTATATTCACCAGCCTCTGGCTTCCAGTAATTTAGGCGGTCGCTCTTTCCTCCGCCGGCTAATGATTGCAATTTGGCTCGAATTTTATCTAATGCTATTGACATGTTTTTCTCTTTCTTTTATAATGACAGTCCAAGAACACTTACTATACACGACTCGTAAAATGAGTACAATTTTACTTTGTTCTTTTTATGTCTTGTGCTAGAATCTAATTACTTTTTTCTTTTTTGGGATCCATTCCTAATGGAAGAACATAACCTGCTACTGCGCCTGCTCCAGACGATTCGTCTTGTTGCTCTTCATCTTCGGAAGGTTCACTCACTTCCAGGTTTTCGACCAAATAACTGACATACAGTTTTAGTAGTTTTAAACCTTCGTTTTGTGAATTTTTCATACCAAAATAAATATCTCCATCAAACGATTTTATTCATCAAGACAGTATTAAAGCGGGTATATTTTTCATGCCAATAGAATTGGCTTTGAACGTTCTATGGTATCCATCTATAAGCCTAAAACGTTCACAATGACGGACAAAAATGCCGCGTGGCAATTCGAACTTTTCATCGTAATAATCCTCTGACAAACAAAGTTTTTTAGAATAATCATCCTTGAAGGTAATTGAAGAAAAATCAATTTCAGATATCTCAACTTTCGAGGTACGCTCTAGGTCTTGCAATACAAAACCATACTCTAAAGTCAATACAAATTTGATTTTTTTAATATCTGAAAGATCTTTTAATTTTCTAAGATTTTTAGCAATTTGTTGCTCATACTCAGGGTGCATCGTTATACTGCTAATTTCGTCGCCATAATACCCATGGCACGTATTCAAGTCGAAACAACCTTCATTGAGCTTTTGCAAGCGTATAATTCTGTCTATACAATATACAAGAATTTTATCATCTATACCTTCTGTTACCGTTTTAACCAGCTCTATTATATTAAGATTTGAAAGTGACGTATCTATTATTTTCCCGCAGCGACAGATACCTTCGTCATCACATCCATCTTCAGAACAATTATACGAATTTTCATAATCGTAATCTAAAATAGACGTGTAATACCAATTAAATTGGCTAGATGTAAAATCCAAATCCTCTTTATCACTAGGAACAAAAAAACTAATTGCCTTTTCAAGGCCTGAATCCTTGTTTTTGCTTTTTCTTTTGCTTGTCATTTACTTAGCCGTCGATTTTAAATTTTCTTTTTCCCAACGCGTTGAAAACACATCTGCTTGATGCACAATGAGCGCTAGCATCGGCTCTTTCATTGCATAATTTTTGTTCGCGTCAACATACTGACCGTCTGATAGAGAAATTGCGAGATATTCATCCTTGTCGAGACGAATTCCGTAATGTTGCAATAACCACAAAGAACGATCTGTTACAGACATGTATTTCAGTTCGTTGTTGTACGCAAATACTTCACCACGCTTATATTTCCAATCGTCTTTTTGCGTCACATAATAATCGTCTTTTTCATCTCCAATTTTACCTAAATCGTGAAAAAGACAAGAAATAATCATACTTTCTTTAGAAAATGACATGTCATAAGCTTGCATCAGCTTATATGCATTTTGTAAGACGCGTAATGAATGGTCAACAAGTCCACCCGGAAAAGCACAATGATAATCTAATTTGGCAGATGCCGGTGAAAGAGCCATTCTTTCTCCGATGTCTTCTAACATCCTTTGTACGGCAGGAGAACGATCTCCTAGCTTATTACAAAGACTTGTAAACTTATCAAAATTCTCTTGAATCTTTTCTGGGCTTAGTTGATACATGATATTATTATCTACTAAAAGGTTCAACATGTACAGGGAATCTCTGAACGAAGCCAGGAATTGATTCGCATACAGAGGTATATTTTTCTAGATCTTCGTGCGCAGGAACGTCCAATACTAGCGCATCGTGGAGAACAAATAACGGGATTATATCTGTATTTTCGACAACATTTACAAGTTTTGTGAATCCAAGGAGCGCGACATCAACACCCGTAGATTGGATATAAGAATTCACGAGAGTAGATCGATCTTCTAGAATTACAAGACGACCATAGTGATTTCGTATCGATTCGTTTTGAATTTTTTCCGTAAGATCTGAATTGAATTGGTATACTTTGAAGTATTTCTTTATCTCTTTTATAATAGATTTGGCTTTTACACGATCTATATTGAGAGCGCCTGATAAACTGGTCTCTCCTGACCCGAATATGACTGCTAGACATCCTAATTTAGCTGTGGGACGATCCACATCTCCGTTGAATACGGCCTCTCTGATTTGATCGTAGAGGTCTCCGTTCACGGTTTGGTGTCCCATAGAATATAACAAAATTCTTGCTTCCAAAGAAGAATAGTCTACAGACATTATTCTTCCGCCTTTGAATCGCGATTTTATTATGTCTCTATATTCTTTTTTCAATGTCAAAACTTTTGGGCCAGATTTTACTGTAAGTCGACCTGTTCGCGATGATATTCTATCATATTTGATTTTTTGAGATAATCCATCCAATTTTGGATAAAATGACGTGATTGTACTTTTATTAGAAAAAGACGGGTCGTTTTTTTCGTAAAATCTTATTTTATCGAGATCAATAGGAAATTCATTAAACGAATCAAACAGGCTGTTTTGTTTTGAAAACGTGTTTATGAAGTACTTTGAATCCAACTCCGAAATTCTTAATTTTGTAGTTTCAACCAGCGTTTTTACCCACTGTTTATAAACGTCTTTCGGAATTATTTTCTTCCATGGAGGAAGAATGTTTTGACAGTTACGAGACACAAGCGAAAATTGTTTCGCATATTTCGTAGGTGGTGACGTGTCTATATCTTTATTTTCCAGAGCGAACAACAGCCTTATGTCGTTATTCGCAATGACATTTGGTGGTAAAACCAGTAGCACGTCATCTGGAATTTCGTCATCAAATGCAACAAGATCACCGCGGTTTATAACGTGTTTATCGGAACCTAAAACAAACTTGTGAATACAAAAATCCACAAATTCATTGTATCAAATAGATGTATAGTTTACAAACTATTTAGAAGACTTTTCAAGAGCCTTGTTAATCTGCTCCAACTTCGAAACTATATTCTCGTACGTTCCATACGCATCTAGCGTTATAAACTGCGCTGTTGATTCAAATTTCCCTGGACCGATGTGATGAGATAAGCCTTTTAAAAGATAGAAATTATCGATAGACGTACCAGTTCCAAAATCAATAAAGAACTGCTGGTTCAAAGTCAACAATGGGCAACCAATAAAGTTGACATCTATTTGACTAGGAATGACACGCAATGGAAGACCGCCGAGACCGGAACCATTTGGTTGCGTAGAAGTGCCCGCTCCCGTTCTCAATTGATTGACAGAATTCAGTTCTGGTATTTGTATAGATTGCAAGTTTGCATTTATCATGCCTGTCGCATTTGTTCCATACGTCAGAGTGGGAACAGCCTTAGAGACGAATTCCTTTAATTTCTGCGGGTTTACATTTCCAACAAGTCTAATCGGCTGACCAGGTTCGGCAGTAAATTCTATTCCAACGTCGCTTAATTCGTTTGCAAGACTAACTCTATCAAGCGCGTCCTTTACAGCGGGTCCTACATTTTCATCTAATTTTTTATTTGCGTCTAATGAAGCCTGCATTCTACTCTGAGCATTTCTCAAAGACATCATTCCTTCATATGGAGTTGATTGCTTATCATAAACGTGTATTCTCAAAATTGTTTTGTCTGCATCGACAAGATTCGATTTATTGACAAGCCTTTTTGGAAGCGCCTCTATGTACATTTCAATAACGGGTTGCTTCCATAGATTTGCACCACGAGCTTTCAATATATTATCGATCCGAGTCTCAACTTCTTTTTTATTTGGATTTTTTTCTTGCGGTGGTTTGTCTCTGTCTTTCTTTTGATATAAATCTGTCAATCCATATGCAAGAGAGCGTGGATCATTTATTACAGCATCATTCACAAGCTTCGCAAATTCTGAAACAGTAAGATCTGGAACATTTTTTTCTTTCATATATGTTTCCATTATCTG